GACATCTCCGAGGGAGATGCGAGTTCGAGGTTCTTCATGACGGCTCCGAGGAATTGCAACCGTCACAGATGATGTGCGCGATGTTCCGAAGCGGATGGCAATTCCGGGTAATCGTGCTCATCTGGTGGCCCGGCCTCGATGCCCTGGCAGGCCTGCGGTGCGTGTCTGACAGGGAACCTGATTGCGCGTTAACGAAACAGTTGACAGACGCCAATCTGCTCGATACGATGGCGTCAATTAACTAATCACGCAATTGGGTCACAACATGGCATTTGGTGCCTACATCAGACAGAAGAGAGAGGCGAAGGGCATTCAGATGAATGACTTCGCCCGTCAGCTGGAAATCTCGCCTGCCTACTGGTCGCGCATAGAGCGCGACATCGAGAAGCCGCCCAAGGACGAACTGATCCGCAAGGCAGCAGAAATCCTTGGCGAGAATGTCGACGACGCCTTCGTTGAGGCGAGCCGCCTTCCGCCAGACATGCGGGACGACGTGGGTGGATTGGTACGGATGTATCGCAAGCAAGCGACGGGGGAAAAGTGAATGCCGGTGTTGACTCTTGGCTACCGGCACTGCGACCGAAAGCGCCCCAGCTACATCAAGAATTCCGAGATTGAGGGCATCGCCGTCTTGGCCCGCCAGCAACTGGTGGATGCTGCTGCCGATGCCATCTCGCTCGCCACCCTGAGCGCCATCTCCGGCCTGAAGATCAACGGCGTGGTCTTCGACCTGTTCGTCGGCACCGGTGACGTCGTGCACGACGAGCGCGGGAACCCTGTCCTGGGCATCTGTGAGTACGATCCTGGCGTGCCGGACACCGCGATGGTGTCGGTGTCACCGGTTGGCGTGAACGCCAGCGAGGAGTTGGTACTGAGCACCCTCGGGCACGAGCTCGGCCACGCCATCTTCGATGCGCCAGGATGGATCGTGGATGCCAGCAAGGGGCCGGGTTTGTTCGATGAGCCCAGCGACGCGGCGCGGCGGGCCTACCGCACGACCACCCGTGACGTGGAGCACTTGGCGAAAGTCCAGCCCGTCGTCGAGGCGGCTGCGAGCCCCTCTCTGGCAATTCCAGGCCACACCACCAAGGAAGAATACTTCGCCGAGCTGCGTGCCAACGAGTTCATGGGGTCGTTGCTGGTGCCGCGCCAACGCCTGAATCTGGCGGTCGAAGAGTTGGCTCCGAAACACGGTGTGACGATCCACCGCAGCCCGTCGCTTGATCCCGATTTGCCCGGCACCTGCCTTCACCTGACGGCTGATGGAGATATCGGGTTCTTCGACATCGAATGTTTGCAGAAGGCCGTGGCCAAGCGCTTCGGCGTCAACCGACGCTTCATCCAGGTACGGATGGAGCGCTATGGTCTTCTAAAGCCGGGGGCCAAGATCGTCTGATCAACGCCTTCATCTCGCCGCCGACCGCGTGTCGGCATTTTTTGAACCGCTCAGTTAACCACTCGCGCAATCGCGCACTTCGTTTAGAAAAGGAAATTGCCTATGCCAGCAGACGAACAGATCACCGCCCAGGAACACGACGAGTCGACTGCCGCGCAGCAGCAGTCCTCGAAGCAGGTGCGACCCCGTCAATCGGACGATGGCCCGGAAATCCTGCCGTGCATGGAGCACTTCGTCACCGTGGTGCGCAAAGCCAAGCGTCCCGGCCTCGCCTTGCTCCTGGTCGAACGTGCCAGCGCCACTTCGCTGCCGGAACTGGCAGCGCTGACGGATGCGGCCAAAGGCATCCTCGCGGTGCAGTCCCGCAAGGCGATGTTCCACGCCGTCGCCAAACTTGGCTCGGACGTCCAGCAGCACATCGAGCGTGCGGCCGAGCGCGTGGTGCTGCTCGATGACGAATACGGCACGCAGGCCGTCCAATCCCTCCTTGACGACCAAGACGCCAGCGACGCTGCCGTCTTGGCCACGCCCAGTGACCGGTATAGCCGGGCCCTGCACCTCTGTCTGCGGCAGGATTTTCCGGAGGTCGGTGCCAAGCGCGATCAGCGCTTCGACAACGCCGAGCGCTTGCAGGTGATGCATCGCCAGTGGAAGAGCGAGAACTACTCCAGCCACTACCTCGGCCCGAAAGGCGTGGTGCCGAGCATTGATGCCGATGTTGAGGGTGTGTTGCGCGGGCGCATTTCGGCGCTGTTCCCGCAAGTGGCTTCTGACCAAATCCTCATCGAGCAGTTCACGCGCCGTGATCTTGCGCATGCCGACCGCTGCGGCGGCAAAGACACCGACGAGGTCGCGCCCGTGCTCTTGCACACCCTGACTGCAACTTTCAACGGATCGACGGCGCACTTCCGGCAGGTTGCCAACGGCGAGGTGGTCGAGCACGAAGAACCTGCAGCGATGTCGGCCAGCTTCTCGTGGGAGCCCGGCACCGGTGCGCTCGGTGTGTTCTGCGAAGACCGTGAGGTGCGCCGTGAACTGGCGACCATCTTCCGCGATGTCGTTTTGGCGTGCGACGGGGAGATCAACGACATGCCGATGCGCGAGTTCGACCTGTTCGGCTTCTCGACACCAGCGATGCTCAAGCGCATTGAGCAGGAGCGTGTGGCGGGCATTGAAAAAATCTCGATCCTGCAGATCAAAGTCGCCCGGCCCTTCGAGCAGCAAACCACCGACGCCGCCAATGGGCGTGATCTGATCCAGCACCTGTCGAGCACGATGCTGATCGGCAAGGATCGGCGTGATACCCGCCAGATCTATCAGGTCGCCTATGACGACTATGGCATCGACGACCTGACGGGATACACGCTGGCGCAGGTGAAGCTGGTGTTCCGAATGGCCAAACAGCCGCACCGCAAGGCCCACAACGTTGCTGTCCAAATCACGTCGCCGAACGGCCTGAACGACAAGAGCAAGACCGAGGATGACCGCAAGCGCGTGCTGGAACAGCTCACGCGAATTGGGGTGCTCCGTGAGTTCTGATGACGCTACCGCGAAGTCGGCACATCTGAGCTTTCTGGCAGCGCTGGAGCGGCTGCCCCGGGTCGATTCCCGCGTCAGGGCGGCCGAGCTCGGGCGATGCAGACCAACGTTTCTGCAGCGACGATGGATCACGGAAGAGGACTACCTCACACATCTGATGGTGCCCGTCCTGGATTCTGAGCAGGAAGTCGAGGTTGAGATCGATCACGACGCGGCGGTGTACCGGTACCGCAGTCCCCAGCAGCGGTCACGAACGGTTGAGCGACCTCTTGCCGACATCGCGCTGTATACCTTCCAAGTGGATGCGTGGCTCGCCGACTTGGCATCCTTGATCGGCATCGAAGATCGACGACGATCCGACCGTCGACATCGCGTGCCGGGCCACCTGTGGCACCTCGGGGAAGTACGAATCGCTTGCACACACGACTTTGCCCCGGTGTTCGTTGCCAGAGCGTGGGAGCGTGCTCCTGTTGCCGCGATGACCTCGGTGTTGAGCGACCCAATCTGGTCGCGTGGCGGCATCGTATTGCGGCATCAGCGAGATCCCGTTGATCTGCCCCGTGACCATGTCATGCGCGTGCTGGACGAGTTCGTTCGCGTGGACGACGGCCAGGACGTTTTCGACGCGAGCGCATTCGACAGGGTGCTGCGTGGCTACGTCACGCCCAGCGGTGCGCCAGAGCCGGTTGAGTTCTTCCAAGGCAATCGACTGAAGCTGCCCCACTTCACCGAGTCGCGTGAGCTGTCTGCGGAGCGCGCCAAGATCGTCAAGCAGATGTGGAGTGCCGACGGGAAGAACGCGCCAGAGGTGTCCTGGGCCGAGGTCAACAGGATCGCCAATACCGGCTACCAGTCGTTCGATGACGCCTTCGGCGGAAAGGCTGAACGCGAGGACGTGATCGCATTGGTCAAGCGCGGCAAATACCGACTGCGACGCAACACATAAACGCGCCCATAAATCAAACCAGACACGGGCCATAAACCCGTGCGGAGACTTCGATGTGCCCATTTCATCTAGGAGGCACATCGAAATGCAAACTCAAGTTCCATCAATCGAATCCGGTCGGAATCCCCGCCGGATGAATCCCGGCGGTGCAGCCTGCATCGCGCTCGACGAAAACGAGCTCGCCATCCGCTGGGGGCTCTCCGTCAAGACTCTGCGCCGCTGGCGTCAAGAGCAGCTTGGCCCGATCTACTGCAAGCTCGGTCGCCGGGTCACCTACCTCCTGCACGAAATCGAAGCCTTCGAGCGCCGCGTCTCGCGTTACTCGAGCTTCACTCGTGCGTACCAGTGAGGAGGACGGCCATGAGCGATCTGACCATCTTCCCTGTCGACATCGCCGAGATGTCTGTGAGCCAATTGGCCGCGCTGCCGCCCGCGCAGAAGCGCGAGGTCGACAAGAACCTCGACGCCGCCATCGACTGGCTCAAGAAGGCACGCACCAAGTTCGACGCGGCGCTGGAGCAGTGCTACGGCGAGCAGGCACGCGCCGCGCTGCGTGAATCCGGCCGTGACTTCGGTACCGCCCACATCAGCGATGGCCCGCTGCACATCAAGTTCGAGCTGCCCAAGAAGGTCAGCTGGAACCAGAAGCAGCTGGGCGAAATCGCCGAGCGCATCGTGGCCTCGGGCGAGAAGGTCGAGGGCTACCTCGACGTCAAGCTCTCAGTGTCCGAGTCCCGGTACATCAACTGGCCACCTGCGTTGCAGCAGCAGTTCGCGGCCGCCCGCACAGTCGATTCCGGCAAGCCGTCCTTCACCCTGAGCACCGATGGGGGTGAGGCATGAAGAGGCTACCCATCGTGTCCGCCGTCGAGCGGATGGCCGAGCGCAAGGGCGTGAAGCTGCTGATGCTGGGCAAGTCCGGCATCGGCAAGACGTCCCGGCTCAAAGACCTCGACCCCGCTACCACGCTGTTCCTTGACATCGAGGCAGGCGACTTGGCTGTCGCCGACTGGCCGGGCGACACCATCCGCCCGGCGTCCTGGCCCGAGAGCCGCGACTTCTTCGTGTTCCTCGCAGGCCCCGACAAGTCGCTACCGCCGGAGAGCGCGTTCTCGCAGGCGCACTACGACCACGTCATCGAGAAGTTTGGCGATGCGACGCAGCTCGGTCGCTACCAGACCTTCTTCCTCGACTCGATCACGCAACTGTCTCGCCAGTGCTTTGCGTGGTGCAAGACGCAGCCCGGGGCGGTCAGTGATCGTTCCGGCAAGCCCGATCTGCGCGCGGCCTACGGGCTGCTCGGCCAGGAAATGATCGGCGCGTTGACCCACCTGCAGCACGCCCGTGGCAAGAACGTGGTGTTCGTGGCGATCCTCGATGAGCGACTGGATGACTTCAATCGCAAGGTGTTCGTCCCGCAGATCGAAGGCAGCAAGACCAGCCTGGAGCTGCCCGGCATCGTCGATGAGGTCGTGACGCTGGCCGAGATCAAGGCCGAGGACGGTAGCTCCTACCGCGCCTTCGTCACGCACACCGTCAATCCCTACGGCTTCCCGGCCAAAGACCGCAGCGGTCGTCTCGACCTGCTGGAGCCGCCGCATATCGGCGCGCTGATCGCCAAGATCTCGGGCGTGGGAACTGCGCCCGCCCGCGCCGCCAACCCCGCACACATCGAATCTCAGGAGTAATCGCAATGACCGCATGGAATGACTTCAATGACGCCGACTCTCAGCAATCCGGCTTCGATCTGATCCCCAAGGGCACCGTCGTGCCGGTGCGCATGACCATCAAGCCGGGTGGCTATGACGACCCCGAACAAGGCTGGGGTGGCGGCTACGCCACCGAGTCGTTCGAGACAGGTTCTATCTATCTGGCCGCCGAGTTCGTGGTCACCGCTGGCGACCATGTCAAACGCAAGATGTGGAGCAACGTCGGACTTCTCTCGAAGAAGGGTCCGACCTGGGGCCAGATGGGGCGCAGCTTCATCCGCGCCGCGCTCAACAGTGCTCGCAACGTCCACCCGCAGGACAACAGCCCGCAGGCCGCCGCCGCGCGCCGCATCAATGGCTTCGCCGAACTGGATGGTCTGGAGTTCCTGGCGCGCGTCGACATCGAGAAGGACGCCAAGGGCCAAGACCGCAACGTGGTCAAGCTGGCAGTCGAGCCCGATCACCCCGACTACGCCAAATTGAAGGGCGTGCCGCCGAAGGGCAGTCCGGGCGGTGGCAACTCCGGCGCTCCGGCGCAAGCGGCTCCTGCCTACGCCGCGCCTACCCCGCAACGCGCGCCAGTGACGGGCAAACCGTCCTGGGCTCAGTGAGGAAGCGGCCATGAATACAACCGTCTTCACTGCCAGCCACTACGGCGTCGTGCGTTTCGGCGATCTGCAATGCGAGGCCGTCGTCCTCAAGGGCGGCGAGCGCGGCTACGTTCGTCGCCAACTGGCCAAGCTGCTGGGCTTCCACGAGACGCACAAGGGTGGCCGATTTGCCCGGTTTCTGGCCGATTTCGCGCCTAACTCCTTGTCGGCATTGGAGAAAACTCGTGAGCCGATTCTGTTGCCATCAGGTCGGCAGGCGCAGTTCTTCCCGGCCGGGATCATTGCCGACGTCGCGTCGGCGGTGGTCAGCGCAGCCATCAACGGCACGCTGCACAAGGCCCGCCAGGGCATCGTGCCCAACTGCATGAAGATCATGCGCGCGCTGGCCACCACCGGCGAGGTCGCGCTGATCGACGAGGCGACGGGCTACCAGTACCACCGCGCGCCTGACGCGTTGCAGGAACTGATCTCCAAGCTGCTGCGCCAGTCGTGCTCTTCGTGGGAGCGCCGCTTCCACCCGGACTACTACCGCGCCCTCTACCGGCTGTTTGGCTGGAAGTACCAGGGCCACGACCAGAACCCGCCCCACGTTGTTGGCCAGATCACGCAGCGCTGGGTCTATGGGCCGGTGTTGCCCGCCACGCTGATTGACGAGATCCGTGCTCGCAAGGGCATCTCGCAAAAGCACCACCAGTGGCTGTCCGATCAGGGCCTCGCCCGTCTGGAAACGCAGATTCACGCGGTCACCGCCATTGCGCGCAGCTCGACCTGCTACCGCGACTTCGACCGCCGCTGCGAAGCCGCCTTCGCTGGCGGCTCGCTGCAGTTGGCGCTGCTGGCCGAAGACTTTGAGGAGGGGGCGTGAAATGCTGGGTCTGCAAACGACAGGCCCGGGGATTCGGTCACACCGACAACCGACACGGTGTCGGCGATCCTCGGCGCTACCCCATCGACTGGGTGTTCTGCTCGCAGCGCTGCCAGACCGCGTTCCACGCGATGTATGGCAACTGGCTGCGCGCCAAGGATGGTCGCACCGACATCAAGGGGGTCGCCATGATCGATCCCTCTGATATCGAGCTGGCCGCGATGCGCAAGTGCCTCAAGTCCTTCGGCGAGGCGGCGGGCGAGATCGGTTTCATCAAACCGCTGGGCAACTACTCCGAAGCCGAGGCGCTGCAGGTGATCGACGCCATCGTCACTTGCTACACCGAGGCGATGGTTGAGCACCACGAGGCGAGCAAGTACCCGCCTGTACGTGGCATGCCGCCGACGCCCGATCCCATGACTCCGAGTTCAGCCAACCCGTTCGCCGATCTGGAGGACGACCTGCCTTGGGACGAACCGAAGGGGAAAAAGCCATGATGGACTTCAACTCCACGTCGAGCATCTCGGGACAGATTACCTCGCTGGTCGACGCCGGGATGCAGCGGGCCCGAGCCAAGCAGTCCGAGCGCCAGTACCTTGGTGCCTCGCGGTTGGGCGCTGCCTGCGAGCGTGCGCTGCAGTTTGAGTACGCCAAGGCTCCCGTCGATCATGGCCGGGACACCCCGGGCCGGATGCTGCGCATCTTCGAGCGCGGCCACGTCATGGAGGACTGCATGGTCGCGTGGCTGCGCGACGCCGGTTTCGACCTGCGTACCCGCCGGGTCGATGGCGAGCAGTTTGGCTTCTCCGTGGCTGATGGCCGTCTGCAGGGCCACATCGACGGTGTCATCGTCGATGGCCCGGAGGGCTTTGCCTACCCGGCGCTCTGGGAAAACAAGTGCTTGGGCATGAAGTCCTGGCGCGAGCTGGAGAAGAACCGGCTCGCCGTGGCCAAGCCCGTCTACGCCGCGCAAGTGGCGATCTACCAAGCCTATCTCGAACTGCACGAGCGCCCGGCGATCTTCTCGGCGCTCAACGCCGACACGATGGAGATCTACAC